GCACCACCTAATCATTTTTTTCTAGAATATATAGCTAGACCTCAGACTGCTGAAATCTTCTTTGAAGATGTATTGATGTCATTGATATTTTATGGTATGCCAATACTAGCAGAGAACAACAAACCAAGACTTCTTTATTATTTAAAAAGAAGGGGGTACAGAGGTTACTCAATGAATAGACCTGATAAGATTTGGAACAAACTATCAACAACAGAAAAAGAGATAGGTGGTATACCAAACTCAAGTGAAGATATAAAGCAAGCACATGCTGCTGCTATTGAAATGTATATACAAGGTCATGTTGGATCACTTCAAGATGGTAATTATGGTAGCATATATTTTAATAAAACATTAAATGATTGGTCTAAATTTGATATAAATAACAGAACTAAATTTGATGCTTCAATTAGTAGTGGGTTAGCTATTATGGCATGTAACAGACATCTTTACAGTCCAAGAGCAGATCTCCAAAAACAAAAAGTAAATATTAGTATAGCTAAGTATCAAAATAAAGGTATGGCATCTAAAATAATTAAAGAACAATATGGCTGATTCAATTAATAAAAGTTATTTCCCTAGTCAAGTAGCCAGTGATCTCGAAAAGATGAGTTCTGAGTATGGACTTAAAGTTGCTAAAGCCGTAGAAAGAGAATGGTTCTATGGTGACAGGGGATCTCATAGATTTAAAAATAACTTTGATAATTTTCATAGATTAAGACTATACGCTAGAGGAGAGCAATCTGTTCAAAAATATAAGGATGAGCTTTCTATAAACGGAGACTTGTCCTATCTTAATTTAGATTGGAAGCCAATACCCATCATAGGTAAGTTTGTAGATATTGTTGTTAATGGTATTGCAGAAAGAACCTACGATGTAAAAGCACATTCTCAAGATCCTTACGGAATAAGTAAGAGAACAGAGTACATGGAAGACTTATTAGCTGACATGAGAACTAAAGAGTTAAATGCTTTCACTAAACAAGCGTTTGGTGTTGACATAGCTAATACTCCTGAAGAAAAATTACCAGACTCTGAAGAAGAGTTGGCATTACACATGCAACTAACTTACAAGCAGGCAATAGAGATAGCCGAAGAACAAGCTATAGCTGTTTTGTTTGATACTAATAAATATGAATTAACAAAGAAAAGGTTTTATTACGATCTAACTGTATTAGGTATTGGTTGTGTTAAAAACACTTTCAGTACATCGGAAGGTGTAAAAATAGAATACGTTGATCCTGCTAATTTAGTATATTCGTATACAGAATCTCCTTATTTTGAAGATATCTATTATGCTGGTGAAATAAAGACAATTCCAATAAACGAATTAAAGAAATCCTTCCCCAATCTTACTCAAGAAGATTTAGAAGAAATAGAACGTCAACCAGCTATATCTTCAATCCCCAACAACAGAGCTATATACGATAGACACGACAACAATCAAATAGATGTTCTTTACTTTAATTATAAAACCTACATGAATGAGGTTTATAAGATAAAAGAAACTTCAACCGGTGCTGCTAAAGTATTAGTTAAAGATGATTCTTTTAATCCTCCAGTAGAGCTTTTAGATGATAAGTTTGAAAAAATATCTAGATCAGTAGAGGTGCTGTATGAAGGTGTTTTAGTATTAGGTACTAAGAAGCTTCTTAAGTGGGAGATGGCAACAAATATGATGCGACCTAAAAGTGATAACACTAAGGTTAAAATGAACTACTCTATAGTTGCACCAAGGATGTACAGAGGACGCATAGAATCTCTTGTAGGGAGGATAACTGGTTTTGCTGACATGATACAGCTTACTCACCTTAAACTTCAACAGGTGATGTCTAGAATGATCCCTGACGGGGTGTATCTAGATGCTGATGGTATAGCCGAAGTTGATCTTGGTAACGGTACAAATTACAATCCTCAAGAAGCATTAAACATGTTCTTTCAGACTGGTAGTGTTATAGGTAGATCCCTAACTTCTGAAGGAGATATGAATCCGGGTAAAGTACCCATTCAAGAAATTACTAGTGGTAACGGTGGAGCCAAAATGCAAAGTTTAATTCAAAACTACAACTACTATCTACAGATGATAAGAGATGTAACTGGTTTGAATGAAGCTAGAGATGGTAGCATGCCAGACAAGAATGCTTTAGTGGGTGTACAAAAACTTGCAGCAGCAAATTCTAACACAGCAACTAGACATATATTACAGTCTGGTTTATTCCTAACAGCTGAAACAGCAGAGTGCTTATCACTTAGAATATCTGATATAATAGAATACTCCCCTACAAGAGAAGCTTTCATACAAAGCATTGGTGTACATAATGTGGCTACACTTGAAGAATTAAACAATCTTCATATACATGACTTTGGAATATTTATAGAACTAGAGCCTGATGAAGAAGAAAAACAGTTGCTTGAAAATAACATACAAGTAGCAGTTGCTCAGAAAGGTATAGATTTAGAAGACGCTATAGATTTAAGACAAATTAAAAACGTTAAGCTTGCAAATCAACTACTCAAGATAAGAAGGAAGAAGAAAATAGAAAGAGATCAGTTGATGCAGCAACAAAATATTCAAGCACAAGCACAAGCTAATGCACAAGCTCAACAAGTAGCTGCACAAGCAGAAGTTCAAAAGCAGCAGTCAATGGTTCAGATTAATTCTCAACTAGAACAATTAAAATCTCAGTTAGAATCTCAAAAAATGCAACAAGAAGTTTTTGCTAAAAAAGAACTTATGCAATTGGAGTTTCAGTATAACTTACAACTCAAACAATTAGAAACTTCTGGGGTAAGAAGTAGAGAAGAAGAAAAGGAAGATCGTAAAGATAAAAGAACAAAAATACAAGCATCTCAACAATCTGAATTAATTGATCAAAGAAAAAACGAGAAACCACCTAAAAACTTTGAGTCAACAGGTAATGATATAGTTAACGGTAATTTTAATTTAGGTGGATTTAGCTTAAACAAATAAAAAATAAAACAAAAATAAAATGAGTATAAATTCAAGTGCAACAGCATATAATTTTGGACAGTTGGGTAGTGTTTCCTCTAACACAGCAAAACCCATTGTACCACCACAAGGAATGGTAATAAGTGCTATTCAATTTTTAGCAGATAATACCCCTACGGTATTAAGAAGTGAGGTGTTAGAAACAACAGGACCAAACTTTGTATCAACAGAAGCTGGAGATAGTATAAACTATAATGGGGTTACAGAAGTTAACGCTACCGATGGTACATACGCTGCAGGTGCAAATATAACTATTGCGTCTGCTGATACTAAAATTAAAGTTGGGCAGTACGTTTTACTTATTGCTCAAGGGGATACTGTAGATGCTGGAATAACTGTTGATTCTGAAACTCCAATTCCAATATATAACGGACCTAATAAGCAAGGTGTTTTTGTAACCGCTTATGCAAATACAACAACTTCTTTGCAGCTAAGTGCTCAAATAACTCCATCAAGTCAAAGTTTAGTTTTCTTGGATAACTATAATGGAGCAGGTGGTAATCAGGCTGATGGTATTGTATATCCTAAAGGTCTTACAATAGTAGGTAGATGGACAACAATGACTCCTTCTGCTGATACAACTGGTGGTGGTGTAATCTGTTACTTTGGATATTAATGCCGGGGCTAGGATTAAGTTTATCAACATTTCCCGGAGCCGTAGCAGCAGCAATAGAGGATTACGTATGGAAAATCACAGGTAGTGATCTAAGTCCAATAGATGGTATTGCTTATGACTTTAGTGATTCATGGGATGTAACTAGTACAGAGATGACACCTGCAGTTTCACCCGGTGAAGAAGGGTATTGGAACGTAGATGCAAACGGAGATTTAACACCAAAATAGTAAAACATGGCAACAAAAAATATAGTACCTAATGCTGATGGTGAGGGTCAATTGGGGACATCTAGTAAATCTTGGGCACAGGGTCATATAGACTCAATAACAGGCACTATTGCAACTGCAGCACAAGGGAGTATCACATCTTTAGGTACACTTACAACACTAACAGTAGATAATGTTATAGTAAACGGTACAACAATAGGTCATACTAGTGATACTGATTTGTTGACATTGACTGATGGAAAACTTAATGTTTCTGGCAAAATAGGTATAGGAGTTGATCCTACAACTTTATTGCATTTAAATGGAACTGGAGATGCCATAAGAGTAGAAAGTACAAATGCAGGAGCAGGTGGTGCTCAAATGGATTTACTTCATTTTTCAGCTAGCCCTGCTGATAATGACGTTATGGGTGCAATTAATATGGGTGGGTATTACTCTGGTACTAGTTCAGCATATTTTGGATCTATAAAAACAGTGGCAACAGACATTAGTGCTAGAAGTGGAGAATTACAATTTTTTACAAATAACTCAGGTACTTTTACAAAACAACTTACCATATCATCGGTGGGTAACGTGGGTATTTCAACTAGTGGTACGCCAGCAAGCTTGTTAAATATTGGGAATCCGGGAGGAAATACTACTAGAAGTATTCAAATAGAAGGCAATAACAGCCATTCTGGAATGGCTTCAACAATAGGTTATTTTTCTAATGCATTGTATATTTCTAACAATTACTATTATAATTCAGCACAAGTTCATCCCGTAAGTACTTATGGACAAACAGCTATAATTTGTTCATCAGGAACAACAACTGGAAGTAATGTTATAGATTTTAGTGTTAGTGATCATAATGAGAGTGATGATGCTCCTAATGTTAAATTTAGGATTGTAGATAGTGGTGATGTAACTGTAAGTACAGGTAACTTAATAATAGGTACATCAGGTAAAGGTATTGATTTTACTAGTAATTCAGTTAGTGAAGGTGGTGGAGGTGGTGTTGCTAGTAGTACTTTAGATGATTATGAAGAAGGTAATTGGATACCTGTTTATTCCGATGATAGTGGCAATGCAATAACAAACCTTGTTGGGCAAACTGGTAGTTATGTTAAAGTCGGAAAGCTAATATACATTTCTGGGTCTTTACGAACACAAAGTAGTTCAAGTACTACGGGTGTGTCTGGAAACCTTAACATATCAGGTCTGCCATTTACTAGCGATGCTGTGGCAGGGCAAGTAACTTTTCGGACTCACGAAACCGCTTCTGCCTATAACACACCTGCACAGTTGCCAAGAGCCTCACCTGTGGCAGGTGGTGGTGCAGTAATTAATATTTATAAATACTCTGGCTCTGGAGGCAGAACAACACGTTACTTAGTCTCAGATTTAAACATGAGTGGTAACTCAAACTTTATGTTTTTCTCAGGTACATACGAACAAGCATAACAATTTAAAATTATGAGTTTAGAAAAAACAATAAATTATGGCAACTAAAAATATAGTACCTAATGCTGACAGTGAAGGTGGAATAGGTACATCAAGTAAGTATTGGGCAACTGGGTATATAGATGCAATTACCACAACTGGTAATTTAGTTATTGGAGGGTCTATAGATCTTGAGGGAGATATTGATGTTAACGGTACCACTAACCTAGACATTGTAGATATAGATGGTGCTGTAAATATGGCAACTACTGCTTTAGTCACAGGTGTATTAACTACTACAGCAGCTACAGTATTTAACGGTGGCTTTACTAGTAATGCAGCTTCTACAATCAGTACCGCAGATAACTTAGATACACTTTCACTTATCTCTACTGATGCGGATGCTAATGCTGGTCCTAATTTAAGATTGTTTAGAAACTCCGCCTCACCAGCAGATTCAGATGTTGTTGGTTTAGTAGAATTTGAGGGTAAAAACTCTGCTGGTACAACTGTTCGTTGGGCTGGAATAGAGAGTAAGATTGTAGATGTTACCGATAGTACAGAAGATGGAAGTCTAGAATTAGTTACAACTCTTGCTGGTAGTGGTGCAGTTTCAAGAATTTTAATGAATGCTACTGAAACAGTTATTAATGAAAGCAGCAAAGACCTTGACTTTAGAGTTGAATCAGATAATCTTACAAATGCTTTTTTTGTTCAGGGTTCTGATGGTAATGTGGGTATTGGAGTAACACCTTTCCCTCAAAATTTAATAGCAGGTTCTTTGGATTTAAATGGAGGTGCGTCAATTTTTGGATATGATAAAAGGGCATACCTTGCATCTAATGTATATTTCCAAGGTGGATGGAAAGTAAAAGAGGCAGGTTATGGTGCTTTTATGTTAGTAGGTTTAACTAATGGTGATTTTGGTTTTTATACCACAACACAAGGAACATCAGCTAATGCAGCGGTTACTGATAGTAGAAGTTTACACATATCATCGGGGGGTGATGTAACTGTAAATACAGGCAACTTAGTAATAGGTACAGCAGGTAAAGGTATTGATTTTACTGCTGAAAATACAGGAAGATTAGGAGGTAGTGCTACTGATAGAACCGCTTCAATTTTAGATGATTATGAAGAAGGTACTTGGACTGCAGTTATAAAAGACGATGCTGGAACTGCGGTAGACACCGTTGCTGAAACAGGTCGTTATACTAAAATAGGTAGAATTGTTAATGTTTCATTTGGTTTTAAAGTTTCAGATAAAGGTAGTGTTAATGGTGCTACTGGGATTAATGTACATGGTCTACCTTTTGCAGTAAACACTAACACTCAAGGATCTGGTGAACCTCATTCTGGGCACTGCGGTTTTGTTAATAATCTTACCAGTAAAGATTATGGAGGTGGTATTCATGCTAGATTTAACAATAATTCAACTGTTATAGAACTAAAATACACACCCGGAGGTGCAGTTACTACACAAGGTAATGATAGTCTTTTATTTAATGATATTCACGATTCAAACACACTTGTAGTTGGAGCAGGTACTTATGAAGTTTTAGCATAATAAATACATCCAGTAGGTTCTGGGTGCGGACAAA